TTTCAAGTGCTTGAAGATTAGGTGCTAGGGTAGTAACCGCTTCATATTGCGGAACGAAAGTTGACGGGCCGCCCCCAACGCCAGGAACCCAATTCCCTGCCCCGCCGGGCGCGGGATAATACATGATACTACCGTACGGCGTGATTTGGTTCACGTCATTCAGCGTGGTGTTGGCGATTGCCGAACTGATGTTTTCGCTTTGCTGGGTATTCGCCGTCTGAGCGGGATCCGGAGGCGTCGGAGGTGACGAAGAGTTCATAGTCTCGCGATCCTTTGCTCCGATCTCAGGAGACCATAAACCACGGCGTCGTCATCCGGAAAGTGTTCACGCAAGAATCCCTCAATCTTGAAACCGAGTTGGCGCAAAGCCTTCCGTGCGGACGCATTATGCCGCGCCGTGATTGCGGTGCATCGATGACAGTCGAGTTGTTCGAAAACGTACTTTGCAATCACGCGCGCATCAGTCGGACGCAGACGATGGTTATTTACGCAAGTGAAATTCACGTCGCGACCATCCCAATTGTTGAACAGACAAGCGCCATCCGCACGCCCTTCATCGTCGAAAAGTACGAACCCAACGAGTGGATTATCACCCATCGTTTTGCCGAGCGCAGCTTCCGCGATGGCCCGCGCCGCGGTGTCATCGTGTTTCACGCTCATCCGAACAGATTTCCCGCCTCGAATAGGATATCCGTCGAACTGTGCTTGACCATCGGCGTCAAAACGCTATCAAAAGTGACCTGGATCACGGGTGCCACGGTCGAGCCGATGCCGAAGGCTGGAACCCACGTCTGGTATTCGGCAAAGGTGCCTGGCCAGACATCGACGCCCCATTTTGCGACGCCCCATTTAGCGCCCGCAAATAAACCAAACCCCGGTGCGGGAAATGGCGGAATGGTCACAGAGAAATCCGTCTGGATAGAAACAGTTGGCGAAAGCGCCCCGTTCGACTGGATGCGCGGCCGCACCATCTTAATTTGCTTGCGCTCGGCGCTTTGGGAAAGGCTCGGAAATCCATAATCCGTTTTGTCGAGCGCATTATAGGACGGAAAGATCGTCATCGTGTAAGGCTTGCCATTGTCCTGGCCGCTAGTCTCCGCTTGCATGACGACACCTGACGAGGTGCCATAAAACAGGCTTGCGAGGTTCGCGCCGCCAACGGCGAAACATTGTGCGTCCCAACCCGTATATTGGCACCATGCCCCGGTCCGCGCATTGTTGATGAATTGCGTCTTGTCGTTCGCATTTATCTGCGGAAGGTTCACAATTACCATCGTGCGCGACGGCCAATCGATGACTTGCCAGCCGGACAGACCTAGCCTCGCCTGAACCGCCGCTTGCCATGCCGGATTGATCGCAGCGCTTACAGACTGATTTTCGAGCGCTTCCTGACTAGCAGTGCCAATGGTCGAGACGTTCAAGATCGCATCTTGCGTCATGATCGACACATCGCCACCAGTCGCCAGCATACAGTTCGGCCCGACCGGCGGCGCGACCTTGTAGACCCCTTCAAAATTCCATGTGAGCGCTGGCGTGGTGCCAACGAAAATTGCAACTTCGCCCTGGTCCGTCATGAAGATTACGGCGTTTACCGGTCCGCCCGACGTTTGAATGATCCATGGAGAAGCCGAGATTAACGAACCGCCGTCTTTGAAAATCGGCGCCATGGGATATTTGCTGATCGGCCCGCCAATTGTGCTGCCCGGCAGATACCAGGCATCTAGGGAATGTGGTTGCAACCCCCAGATATTATTCTGATAGGCGAAAAGGAAATTGAGGGGCGACCCGGTTAGCCCGGTGATGGCTGGCGTTGTGCCCCAGGAAGTCCCATCATAAAGCTGGACTGGATCGACGCCGTTTGCGGCAAGGAGATGCTGTTGACCAGTCGCGCCGAACTGGACAAAAGTGAATGGCGCGGTCGTGCTGAGACCAGTCACAAGGGCCGCACCAACCGCGCCGGCATTCGTTACATCGTAAATGCCGCCATTGCACTGCGCGAACATTTTTACAGTGCTGCTAGCCTGATACGGCATCAGGCTGAGAACCGGGAAGGCTGGCATTCCGGTGGCGAACGGAATTGAACCACCCCGCGCCCGCACGCTATCGATCTCTGGAAAGGCGTTTTGCAGCAAAAATGCGCTCTGGTCCGGCGCGGCCGAGAGAGGGGCGCCGACGTACCATCCCTTTGTCGGCGTAACGAGCGTGCGGGATTGCGAGATTTGGCTTTGTGGATTTTGTTGCTTTTTATCGCGAAGAGGCTTGAGTTGCACTTGACAGGTTCCAAACGGGTGCTATATAGAGCCTATGCCAGAGACAGTAAAACGGTCTTTTGTCCTGACCAGCAAGCAGGCAGACTTCCTCGAAAAGGATGCCAAGCATTGGGATATAACCGTTTCGGAATTGGTCCGACGCATCATCGACGAATATAGAGCAGAACAACTGGCCAATCGCGCGAAGGGCCGTTATCAAACGGACGCGGAAGTCGCTGGGGAATGGGACAAAAAACACGCGCACGAACCACTGGAAGTTAGAATTATCAAATCGAAACGCGACAAGGAGAAATGAAAATGCAAAAAGTTCTATCACTTACAATCGTCTTCGCGATCCTCGCATGGACCGTGAGCCTAAATGCGGCACACGCCACCTGCCGTGGTTATCCTGACTACGGCTGCGATTCCGTGAACGAATGGGCCAATACCTACTATCCGCCTCAGCAGCAGCAGTCAGGCCAATTTAACCAGAACAATAGCACCCGCGCGCAGCAGCTCGACCAGGTGCAACAGAGGGTGCAGCGGCACGGATTTTAAGATGACAAAAGAAGATTTTGCGCTGAGATTGGGCGCATTCCTAAAGATTGCGTTTCCAGAAGCCGACGCCAAAGCGCATTCTGAAATGGATGCTATCTCGTTAGAAATAGCAGGCTGGGTCGAAGAATTAATCGATGCGCGAATTCAGTCAATGAACTTGGTTGATATCACGATCACCGATAAGCACCGGAAAGCGCTTAACGAGCCTATAGAAACTGTTGGCGGATGGGGAGGGGCTAGTCTTAGTCCCCCCGGCTCCGGCCGACGCCAATCACCTAAGTGAGCGGACTAGACAGATCCGTAATCGTGCCAAGGAATGTCTCGTCGCCCATCACATATTTGCGGCTCGTTCCGACAACGCGCTCTGTCTGTTGCTGGCCCGCATTCCGCGCGAAAGACATTTCGTAAGCCCGCATTTCCTCCGCGTAATCGAGTCCCTTGCTTGCCTTCCAGCGCCACAGGGCGCCTTTCATGATCGTGTCTTCGTTAATCAGGCAAAAGTTATCGTCTGCCGTGAAGGTTTGCGAGAACACGGTCCGCGCAGCATTCGAAATCCAGAACGACGAATAATAGTTGAAGGTGATAAGTTCGCCGGTTCCCGCCGCTCCGGACGGAGTATCAATAATCGTCCCCTCGTCCGTGGTAGCAACGGCTGCAACCGACATTGTGAGACTCGGAAGGGCAACCGAGAGAACCTTTGTCCCACTCGCGATTCCAGGACCGAAAAGACTATCGCCAACACTTATGGGAGATGACGTTGAGGAGATGTCCGTAAGGGTCGCAGAAGAAGCCGTTATGTCGGCCTGAAATGAAAAAATGCCCCCCGGGCCGGCAATGGCGGGCCAAATCTCCAACGCGCCGCCGATAATCCGCCAAATAGGCCGCACCGTAGACGCAGGAAGCGCCTTCAACAGATTCAAATCTTCGGTGTTGATCGGACCTTGCAGGGGGAGCAGCGGATATTTATTCGACACAAGCGCCCCGCGCGGGCTCTTATCACTGGGGCTGAATCTAACCCAATCTTGCGGTAGCTGGAAAAGTGTTGATATGCCATCGCCAGTCACGGTGCCCGCGGTATCTAGGTTGACCCAGTTGGCGCGCTCCATCAACTCCCGGCCGGAGTCTTCGGCAAAGGAAACGATTTGCTGAATATTTTGGTCAGACGATCCCACGGCCGACTGTGGAACCGTGCTAAGGCCAGCACGGATCGCCGCAGCTTGCGTGATCGAGAGAATAGTCACGGTTCATGCTTCCACATCTGATGGAGCATGAGTGGCGTAGAGTTCTTGCACCGCCGCCGGGCGCCGCGCTAGGCGCGCTTTCGCAAGGCGCTCCCCGGCCGCCTTGCGGCGCTCTGGCGTCCATGCCGACTTGCTGGCGTTTTTCTTCTTGCGCGGTGTGCTAGCGCGTTTTTCGGCTTCGTCTATTGCTGGATGAAAATGTTGCGGAGGAAACCGGTCACGCTGCCGCGGTTTAATCCCAACATGCTTTTCGAGTTCGGCGAGGCGAGCCATGGCCTGTTTTAGGTCATCGCGGAGCCGTTCATTTTCTGCCGCATATTTCATGGCAGCTGCACCATCCTTCGCCGATTTGAGCCATGCAATGGCCATCTCCCTTAGTGCTCGGCCGTTGCTAAAGTTTTGGATATTTCCATCCGATACGGCCGCCAAGTCCTCCACCGAGAAGACGTTGACCCCCTCCAACTCCCTGATCATTGAAGGAGAGGACATAGGCCACTTAGAGAGCGGCACCCCTTTGATGTGACTGCCGGTCTCTTTCCGTTTCCAAGCCTCGTATTGATCCGGGAAACGCGCAATTATTCCAGCATCCACTGGATGCGATGCGGCAGTCCCGGCGTCGCCAACAACGTAGAGAAGGACCGTCTCCACGTTTCGATAGACCCTATGTCCAGCCCTTTCGCTCGCCGCAAAGTCTTCTAACGACTGTACAGAGAATACAGGCTTCACCCCCTTGTTGTGTGGGGCATACTCCATTTGGCCGAACTCATTCATGGTGGCGAAGGTCGAAGGGTAGTCCACTTTTAATCATCCTCTTGAGTAAGGTACAAAATGCGCCATTTGCGGCCATTGCGATCGGCTCTGAGATGCCTGATCGCGATGACGGTTACGCCAGAGCGCCCTTCATAGATGCGCCACGGAAGCCATGGGAACTTCCACGGACGGTCGGTGGACGCTCTAAGCCATGCTAGAGGCGCATTGCCCATTAGAGACGTCCGGCGATGTCGGTCACTTGCGCGACCGTCAGATTCGCCGCCGTCGCGATCTGAGCTATCGTCATTCCAGTGCCGTCCGGATTGCGGATCGCTATGTGGCCATTGCTCCGCAGGGTATCGTTAATCGTGCCTATTTTCTTTCGATCTTTTTCCATAGTCAGATCGATAGCCGTTGGAGAGAATGCAGTTCGCAGCGCATCGGCCACGAACTGCAACGTACTAGCATTGGTGGGAAGGATGACAGCCATGTCTTATCCTTACAGGGCAGTGTTGAACATCGGCTCTTTCAAGAACCCCTCAACATAGTTGTTGGTCGTGTTGAGGGTGAGCTGTCCATTAGCCGCCCCGGCCGTTGAGTTGACGCTTAGGGCGATTGTGAAGTTTGGAGATTTCCCACTTATCGAAAGGATGGTGGGGGATGCAAAGCCAGTTATCGTTACCGCTTGATTTGGGTAGAAACCAGCAATGGTAGGAACGCCGGTCAGAAGGTTCGATCCAGTAACCGAGGTTCCCGTCGTGAGTCCGTTTGCTGCCGTATAGGTAGTTCCGGTGTTCGTCGCGGTCGAAGCAGTGCTGATCGTGACAGTTGACCCTTGGATATCCAGAATAATCGTCTGTGGCTGACCAACAGCAACCGCCGGGATACCAGTTCCAGTGATAGCCTGCCCCTTGACCAGGAACTTCGTAACGTTGACGGCCGTAAGAACGGCGCTACCGGTCACGCTATTAGCGGTGAACGTTCTGCTAAACGGACATGTGTTGATCGTTCCGGCCGGCATTCCGTTCAGAGTAGTCGCCGCTGACGTTGTAAGGAACGTAATCCTGTTTTTCGTTGCCGTAGTTTGCGGGAACACGAGGGTACCAGCCCCTGACGGCGATGCGGCGCTCAGCAACGCGACGTTGATCAAAGAAGTTCCGTAACGCTGGCACCAAATGCCGTACACCCCGGGCTGGAACGTAAACGACCAGATATTGCCTGGGATTGTCCCCGCCACTGTTGCCTGCAATTGCGGAACTTGGCCGCCGAGGAAGAATGTTCCGACGGAAGTTCCCATAGGATACTCGCCAGCCGCCGCTACTTCGGCAGTGGGAGCCGCGTTATAGGAATTGTCCCAGCACATCACGTCGCCCTGGTTGAGGGTGATTGCGGCTGGAACCGCATATGTCAAGAAGACGAATGCGCCCTCGCTGTCTCCGATCACGCATTGGCCAGGTTTAGTTGACGGCAGCGGGAAGTTAGACGACGTGCCAAAAGGCCCCTCGGGCGTATATTCGTGAGGCCCGACGACCTGATCGTTCATGTAGAGAGAGATAGTCATTTGAGTTGATCCTTTCGCGCGCCGATCAGAATAAGACGGCCTGGAGGGATGAATTGCAGATCGTGACGTTCCCGGCCCAGGCGTAGATCCTCACGATTGCGTCCTGATTGACATTCGCACGATCGCCGCCGATCACCTTGAAGTTGCGCATCGCCGAGGGGCGATAGGACAGGTAGTCGGTGTTGATGAAGAAGCCGGTGCTTGGAGGTATCTGGCCATTCTTGCCGCCGTCCAACACCACATCCACAGACTTACCGGCGCCGTAGTATTTGAGCGCCGTCCAGCCAGCGCCGACGGTATGATCGCCTTTGCCGTCGTCGGAAATCCTCTGGATGGTCTGAAGCGTCGCGAGGTAGAACTGGTAGAAGTTGTTATCGAAAACGATGAGATCAACGCCGTCTGTGTTGCGCTTGAGTTGCAACGTCGTTGAGTTCATGTACGACTGAATGTTCGCAGACGTGATCGCGCCGCGTGAGTCCACCAACTGATTGACGGCAACATTCTGCCACCAGAGCTGCACGGATCGATCGATGCCACCCACGATTCCGGTAGTTGGCGCCTTGGAGATGAGCAGAGAAAGGCCGCCAATCTGCTTGCCGCCGAAGCCGGTGCCGTCCGAATAGATGCTGGCCGACATTTGATTCCAGAACGTATCCTCGGCCGTGTCCACGCGAGCGCGCACAAGGTCGATCATCGCCTCCTTGCCGGAGTTCTGGATTTCCTCAAGGCCGGAGATCACAACAGCAATCGCGGACTGCTTGATAGGAAAGCGGGCCGCAGTCATAGTGTCGTTAAGAG